AATCAACCATACTTTGCATTGCGTCTTGAACTGCGTCAGTATTTGCATTAATACCTACTGCAATTCCTTTTGGTATCCATTGTCCTACTTCATCTTCCATAAGTCTTGAAGGACTTCCAATTTTGAATACTTTCTTAATGAACTTTGTGACATTTCCAACAAAACTTTTTATTTTGTCTTTTATCCAAGAAACACCATTTGTTATTCCATTTCCTATTCCTTTAACAATATTCATACCTACGTCTTTTATTTTATTAGGCATATCTTTAAAGAAACCTACTATTCCGTCTATAAATGACTTTATTTTGGTTTTAACAGTCTTAACTGTTGATACAATTCCATTTATTATTATCTTAACTAAAGTAATATATAGTTTAATTCTATTAACAACATTTTTTACTATGTTTACTATAAAGTTAAGTGCTTGGTTTACCATATTTCTAAACCACTCACACTTATTGTATAGAAGTACCAATATTGCAATAAACGCCACAATTCCTGCTATTATCCAAAATATTGGACTTGCTAGGAAAGTTAGGTTTAATGCACCAACTGCAACTTTTAAATATCCAACTAAAGTTATGATCGTACCTATATATGTCACTATTGGTCCTAATACCATTGATAAACCTAGTATTACTGTTATTGCAGTTTTTACTCCTGGACTTAAGTTATTAAACCAATTAACTAAACCTGTCAATTTATCTATTATATTTGTAAGTATTGGTAGTAGGTTTTCAGTAAGACTTCCTAATAATTCATTAAAGTTATCTTTTAAAGTGCTAATCTTACCTGCAGTAGTTTGAGCACCTTTTTCCATACCTTGATAGAAAAGCCCACCTTCACTTGTTGCGTGTTGAAATGCTTGACTTACCATTTCTGCACTTATAGCACCTTTACTCATTTCTTCTTTTAATTGTGATACACTCTTACCTGTCATCTTGGATATTTCATTTAATGGGTTGAAACCTGCATTAATCATTTGAAGTAAGTCTTGCCCTGTTAGTTTACCTGCACTTTGTACTTGAGAAAATGCTAGTGTTAAACTATCCATTTTTTGACTATCTCCCATTGCAATATCTCCTATTGCTTGTAGGCTTTTCTTTGCTTCATCTACACTCATACCAAAACCTAACATTGTTTGAGTTGCACTAATTAAACCAGAAGTTTCATAAGGTGTAGTACTTGCCATTTCTTTTAAGTCATTTAATAACTCATCTGCTTTTTCTTTACTTCCACCTAATAGAGTTGTTAGGTTTGTACTATACGTTTCTAATTGTTTGTTGTAGTTTATCCCCTGTGCCGCTAACATTGCCATAGGTGCAGATACTGCAGTCATAGCCGCACCAACTTTAGTCATCTTCTTACCAACGTTTTGAAAAGAATTTCCCAAGTTTTTTGCTTTATCAGTTGCTTTATCTAAATTAGAAGTATCTCCTAGGAAGTGAAAAGTTACATTTCCACCATTTGCCATATTTTCACCTTCTTTCATAAAAATAAGAGTTAAAGGGTTAATTAACCCCCTAACCCTTTAAGGTTTTATTATTATTCAGCAGTTGCAGTTCCAATTAAAGTCATTTCGAAACCGAATTCACTTTCATCTTCTGCACTTCCACCAATATCACTTAATGAAATTACAACATTTGCAGTATATGTTGTATAAGTTAATACGTCATTAGCAACACTTGATAATAAATCAAATTTAATTTGTTGATTATTAAATTGTGCTATTTCTCCGTTTGCTAGTAATGTATGCACTTTACCTAAAAGTGCTATATCTCCTGCATTGTTTACGTCTAGTTTAAGTGTTCCACTTAATACTACTGAAGCACCAGTAAGTATCTTTCTTTGTAATACGTCACAAAATACATACCAGTCTTTTTCTTCGAAATCAGTTTCAATACTAATTTCACTTGTAGTACAAATAGGTGTATAAGTAGGGTTTGCACTTGTACCAGTGTTGATTTTTAAGTTCTTTACTAGTTCTCTATTTGTTATATAAAACTCTGCCACTGTCTCATCTCCTTAATTTATTTTATTTATAATACATTGCATTGTTGCATTGTATCCTATCCTACGAATATCTAAATATTCTATAGGTTGAAAATTACTAAATTGTTTTATCAAGACTTGCCACTTTTCAGTGCCATTTCCGTTTTTTACTTCTATAATATTGTTTGTTCCAATTAAGTATCCAAGTTTTAAACTCATATTCTTTTCTTCTCTTATACTTTCTCCATATACATTTATTGAATAATAATTGTATAAAGGTGTTGTATCAGGATCATAGAATACAACTTTACTTCCTGTTTGTTCTTGAACTACTATGACTTTACTATCATTGTCACTTGTTTGATATTCGGCTTTAATCTTCCAAGTATTATCGTTAATGGTATTTGATAGAAAATCTATAAGAATTAGTTGTTTTCTTTCAATATCGTCTAAATTCATTTCAAACCTTTCTTATTAATTGCTTCAGTTATTAACCTAGTAGAATTTTCAGTAAAGTATCTACCATACCAAGCACTATGTGTCCCACTTGTAGTCCAATGAGTAGTGCTATCGTTCATATTCCATACATATACAGCATAATCAACGTCATTTCCTATACTAATATCTCTATCAGTATGAACTTTAACACCATAAGCACTATTTCCTGCTCGTAGTGTTCCTGCACCTTTGTTTCTACTTAATGGTGTATAGTTGATACTTCCTTTTAATGTTTCACTTGCTACCTCATACAAGATTTCTCTAGGTGCTATTTCTAACTTTCTTAAGGTATTTTTATCTAAATCAACTTTTACAGATACATTCATTTAACCACTATCACTTTATTTTCAATTCTATTAAATATCCAATTATCTTCAACTTTTAACACAGTATGTTTTGTAGTATCTATACCTTCGTTTGCAAACTTTCCTATAAATACTATTTGGTCTCCTTCATCAATATCGACATTACGGTTGACTATATAATATCCTGTTGCTTCAGGTATTGTATAAGTTCCGTAAGTAATAGAATTGTCAATATTGTAAGGTACTACATTAATTGTTGTTATACTTGCATCTTCATCATCAAAATAATCACTATTAGAATAATTGTTTCTATTATTCTTATATAATTGTGCTTTTTGTGAATTAACTAATATCATCTAATCTCCAAAAGGTATATTAAGTGACATATTACTATTGATAGGATTACCACGATATAGGTATCCTGCATTTCCTAATATTCTTAACGCAAGTGTAGAATAATCACTTTTAATTTTTGATTTCATATTTCCTGCGTCTAAATTATCAGTATCTACAAAAGGTATATCGTGGTCTATCATAAATCTTAATTGTTCCATAGAAGCATTTTTAATTGGTGTTGGTACTGTTTCACTAGTCCAACTTGTATCTTGATATTTTTTACCAACTTGTGAGAATATCATCTCACTACTTGCCATTACATACCATTCAGGTATTTCAAAATCGGCGTAGTCTGTGTACTTTTCAGTAAATTCTTCTAAAGTATAAAACTCCATATTCTCACTCTCCTATCTATTTTTTAATTATGCAACGATTTCAATTACTGCTTCAGGTCTTACAACTGCAGCACCAAATAAAATTGTTCCTTCTACTACATAATCTCCAGGGAAACCAGGATAGTCTCCAGGGAATTCATTGAATTGAGAGAAGTATGCGTCTCCTACTGTTCCTACTTCACTTGCAAAGTATCCTACTTCACTGTTCTTTAATACATTTGAGTTAATTGGGAATATATCAATTCCATAAGCACGTGCTATATCTCCACGATCTACTCCTTCAACTCCTGCCATTGTTTCATAATGTAATAATGAAGTAATGTTAGATACTAGGTTAGCGTATTCAGTTGCTTTTAGTCCTAGTTTGTATCCGTCATATACATTGTTGTTGAATAATGTTGCTTTCATTGTATTTAATGCTTCAATATAGTCTTGGCTAGTTGCCATAGTAGTTGCATTCCAAGTAAATGTTTGTGGTGTTGTTTGTGCTTGAACTGCAGTATGCATTTTAGCAAAACCATACTCGTCAATTTCTTTAGCATTATCTGCGTCTTGTAATGCTATTTGTCCGTCAATAATATTTGCAATTCCTGCTTCAGTTACTAATGAAGGAACTCTAAATGAATAATTTAATCTTAATTCTGCTAAATCAACAGATACACTTTCATATTGTGCTAGGTTTGGTGCTATTGCAGTTGCAATTACTGGTGTATTAGCAGCAGTAGTAGCAGTTGCAGTTTGTTTAATAACTTCTAGTCTAGGTGCTCCTGCTTGTCTTATTTCTCCTAAATATGCACTATTTAAGAAATTCATAAATGATGAACGATATAATAAATTATCGTATGCTCTTTTTATTACGCTTTGTAAATCTAAATTAACTTGTGTGTAGTTCATCTATAATCATCTCCTTACTTTTTAATAAATAATGAACTTACTCTTGTATTCCTATTAACTTGAATAGGCTTTTCAATTTTTGCTCCTGTATTCATTTCACTTTCTTGTGGAACTACTACAGGTTTTGGTTTTTCTTCGTGAAAATATGTATCTTTAAATTTCTCTTTTATTCCTTTTATTGCTACTTCGTCATCTTTTTCGTCTGCGTACAATGTGTTTCTTAAAGTAGATATTTCTTTAAAGTTTTCACTCTTAAAACCTTCACGTGTCATAACATTTTCAAGTTTAAGTCTGCTATTATCTTCTGTTAGTCCTGTATTTCTTTTTTCTAGTTCATTATACTTTTCTTCTAATTCACTATATTTAGAACTACTTTCTTTCTCCCAGTCTTTTCTTGCAGTCTCAAGTCTTGTTGTCATTTCACTTTCACTTACCATACCATTTTGTAAGTCTTGGATAAGTTTTTGAACGTCAATATCATCATTCGTCAATGTAATATCTTTGTTCGTTAGATATTTTTCTATTTTCATATTTTCTCCTTCTTAAGAAGTGCTATAAAACTCGAGTGTAATTTGCCTTTTTATCGGTGTGCCTTACCACTAACCGCAGTCATTACATTAACTCTTTTTGTACTCGTATCTCATCGTTTAACTTTTTTATCTTTTTATTCGTTTCATCTATACTTGCTTCATCTCCAAGTTGTTTATAAATCTTTTTATCATTTAACAACCTAGACTTCTTTAACTCTAATGCTTGTTTCTTTTGTTTTGCATTATATTTTTCAGTCCACTCTACACCACTATAACTACTATCACTTTGTAATCTATCAGTCTCAAATAATACGTGTTTACAGTTAGGATGCTTTAGTCCACCTTCCATTGCTTCATCTAATGTTATTAGTCCTGGTGTACTTCCTGTTATTGATAAAGTCTTACCCTGGTATTGTTGACATAGTTCGCAACTATAAGGGTGTGGATACACATACACTAAATCAGTGTTGTTGTATCTTGCTCTTTTTATTGTTTCTTGCCAACCTTTATTGACTAGGTTTGTGTTATATACCATTGAAGTATAACTATCTATTCCATAGTATGATCCATTTGAATATCTAATTACCTTTTCAACTTTGTCAAATAGGCTTACTTTCTTGCTTAAGTATTCTGCTCTATCCAGGTATTCAACCTTATCAATAGTTTTCTTTGTCCTATCATAAAACCTGTTTATATACTTAATATATAAATCTTCTGCAGTTTTACTACTTGTTTTATCTAGTTTTAATTTATTTAGGACTGTTGTTAATAATGCTAGGTTTGGTTTAAAGATACTTCCATTATTGTTTAGATTAATAACTTCATATCTTTCTTCTATACCTTTGTATCCTTTGCTTTCCAGGTTGTTAATGTCTTTTTTATACTTATCAGTTAATTCTTTGAATTTATCTTTGAAATTAGGTAGATTACTTAATAATGATATGAATACTAAAAACTTAACTGCGTCCATATATGCACTTGTTTTCTTTTTATGTTTATTTACTTCTTCATCTACATATACGTTTGCTTCTTCGTATTCGTTATTCATTAAATCTCTCCGTAATCAACTTCTATTTTTTCATTTTTATATTCTTCTAATAGTTCACTTAATTCGTTGTCGTCTATTTCTTCATCTATTAGTTTATTAAGAATAGGTTGTATTATCTTTACTCTAGTTGAATAAGGAACTGCAGTAGTTCTTTGTACTGCACTTAATACTTTAAGTTTCTTCATATCATCGAATCTTTCATTACTTCCATAATTCCAACTAAACTCTGTAGGAAGTAGATTTTCATCTATTCCTGTTGATATTTGTAATTTAATGATATTCTCTATTAAGTTATCAATTTGACTTTCTATTTGTGTCTTTATTGCTTCAATAGTCATTTCACTAGCATTTGCACTTAACTCTACGTTAGTTGTATTCATATAACTATCTTTTTCATATCCAAAAGTGCTTGGACTTAAACCTGCCATTTGAATTATTTGATAGTCATAGAATTTAAATGCTTCTTGGTATTGTTCTATTCTTATGTCTCCTTGTAAGAATTCAAACATTTGGTGTTCTTTATCTCCAGGTAGTAATGTGAAGTAATCTGCTATATTTCCTACATTTAAACTTCTTATGTTATATGACGTACTTCCTGGTCTCCAAGAATTACTTATATCAGTTGTTTGATAATGTTCTGTAGTGACTATTCTTGTTCTTGTTTTTTCAATTTCACTAGCAATAGTGTCTATAATATTCATTTCTTCATTTAATAGTCTTTTACTATCCTTAAAGAAATCTTCTCCTATATCAATATTGATTATTACTTGATAAGGTAGGTTATACGCATTTAAGTATTCAGTGTTTGCTATCTTATTAAACTTATTAATAGGCATTTTTATCCACTCTTCAGTTTTCTTTGCTTTTTCGTAGGCTTGGAACTTAATTACACTACCTTCTTTAGTTATTTCTATATTTCTTTCAAGCATATAATCACTTTTGTCATTTAGTTCGTCAAACTCTTGAACTATAGTGCAACTCTTTATCATATCGTATGCTTGAACTAGGTTTGTTATATTACATTTCTTTATTACTTCTAAATAACATTTGTTATCGTATTTATGTAGGTATATAAATGCTTCTCTATCATATACACATTGTTCTAATGCTTCTTTTAGAGTAGGCATTAACCAACCTATATCTAGTCCTTCAGTTTGTGTGACTAAATCACTACCAAATATTTGATTAACTATGTAAGTCCCTATTTTCTTTGCACTTGGACTTATTACATATTCATTTTTGTATTTTACATTTGGTACTCCATTTGTTAGTCCTGGCATTATTACTTTTGACTTAACATTGATATATGGTGCTTCTAATGGACTAAATCTTTTTAATGTACCTTTCATACTGCTACACCACCTTCATATTGTATTTCTACGTGTACTTCGTTTTTATAATTCTTTTTTAATAAGGTAGGTTTTACTACTATCTTCACGTGTCTTGATCCAAATATAAACTTCTTGTTCCATACGTTTATTATGTATGAATTGTTAAATATATCTTCTCCAGGATATACTTTAATCTTCTTTATGCAGATATTACTTGCATACATATATACTTTTATCTTTTTAGGTCTATTTTTTATCATTGTTTTTATTTTATTTATCATTTAATTTCTCCAACAAAAAAAGCACGTCAGTAATTCCTACCAACGTGCTATCGACTTCTTTCAAGTCCACATTGCACTTCTTATATATAAAGTGTATCACAATTTTGTGACTTTGTCTATATTCTTAACGAATAAATAATGATTTTCGTAGATTTCGTAAACTTCTACTTCTTTACACTTCCTACAGGGTATCTTTATCCTTAATGGTACTTCTTGACTTATTCCTAGTTTTCTTAACTCTTTTAAATATTCTTCTATGTCTATTTCACATAGAAATCTTTTTGTCTTTTTACACTTGATTTGAACAGTATCACCTTCGTATCTCCATTTTATCCTTATACATTTGGTATTCTTCCAGTATCATTAAATACCCTTACTATATATCTTAGACCATCTATACTATGATCTAATTCTTTTACATAACAGTTTATCCCTGTAGAAGTACTTTTAACACTGTCATATCTATAACTCTCTAATTCAATTAAACCTTCATCTTTACCACTAAACACAGGTTTTCCGTTATTATCAAAGTATCGTATGCTTGGAGTATCCATTATCTTTAAGAATTCCCTGTTAAATAAACTTTGTAAGTGTTCTACACCTTCATTAACACTTCCAGCACCTTTTTTAGATAATTCGTGCATTATTCCGTCAGTTATTAATCTATTATCAAAGTGACTTGCTTCACTATCTATTACTATGTTAGTTAATGTTTTGTGTGGATATAAGTCTCCTAAATATTTTAAGAATAGTCTTAATTGATTACTGTAGTATTCAGTTGTAGGGTTGTCTTGCTCTCTATTAGGATCGTGGTAGTATATTCCAAGTCTTATTACTTCCCATTTGTTTGTGCTAGGACACCAACATAATGCTATTGGTACAAAAGTTGTAGGGTTTACACTACCATAGTCTATTCCTATTCCTATATCTCTTATTACTCTATCTCCTAGACTATCTATAACAGGTATTTCATTAAATACCCTACCTTCTGCAACCACCCACTCGTTATATATCTTTTGCCTTCTTAATGTATCAGTTGTAAACAATTCCTTAACTTTTCTTATTGCTTCTGCAGTATTTAATAAAGGGTTGTCATAAGGATAAAAAGTATAATGTGTTGCATTTGGTTTGTTATCTATGTATTTAACTTTATAAGGGTGTCTTTCACTACCTTCAACATTAAATGAGTGTATTGTCTTTAAATAAGGGTGGTTTGCAAAACTAACTTGTCTCCCTGGAAATTCATCAAAGGTTTCTCTTAATTCTTCAGAGTGAGAATATATTCTTGCACTTTCATCTATCCATACAAATATTAAAGGTTTACCTAATATTTTATTAAAGGATAATTTATTATTAAAACCAAAGAAGAAGAATTTCATATTCCATATCTTTAAATACTTTTCATCATTACTTCCCCATACTATTGTATAGTCTTGTTTGTTTTTATATCCTAACCCATTAAGTAAGTTAGTTATATTCTCTACTATATTTGATTTTAATGTATCAATAGTCCACCCTACTATTGCACCCTGGTATTCTTTATCAGGATCATATTTATATAATTCCTGTGCGTATAATATACAACCTAAACATATTAAGAAAGTCTTACCACTTTGTGTACTACCTAATACTTCAATTTCGTGTTCTTCAGTTGATAATATGCTATTCAACAGTTGGTGTTGTTTCTTCGATAGTGTTATTTTCAATATCTTCTATCCTTTTTTTATTGGCTTTGATTTTCTTTGTTGTTTTTTCTTGACAACCTTTACCTGTAATATCTTCAATAATCAATTCTTTATTTTGTAGTTCTAATAGTTCTTTTTCATCTACAACTTTACTATTGCTATTTTTAATAAGGTATCTATCTTCTCCTATCTTTATGTATTCCATATTATCACTCCTTTTCATATAATACTTTCTCTAAATCTTCATTGTCTGCTATATTTATGTTTATTGTAGGTGCTTCTACTACCGCATTTAAGTCTTGGGTTAATTCTCCTAGTAATTGTAGTATTATCTTGTAATTCTCTGCTTTACCTTCCACTGCACCTTTTATAAGTCCTAGAGTGCTTTCTTCTCTATAAGTCTTACCTTCTTTGTTCTTCTCATCTAATAACATTTCTAGGGTTTTTTTCATAGTGGCTTTCTCTTTTCTTGCTTTACCACTAGCAATACCACCCATTGTTGCTATTGTTTGCTGTTCTTCTGCTGTTCGGTTATTAAATTGATATTTAACAATATCTTCTTTTGCCACTATTATCACTTCCTTTTGTTTTTAAGTACTATGCAAACCCAACACACTGCCTTTGTCGTACTTTCCAGTTTCCCTTTAATTCTCCCTATAAAGCATTCTTTATTATGTTAGTTAGTTTAGGTACTCTTTATAAGTACCACCTAGATAATAAGTTATCCTGAAGAAACAACTCCTAAAAGACTAAATGAGTTGTATTCATTACCTACTATCTAGGTGCTACCTACCAAGTAGCACTTTACCAATAAAGCAATAGAACCAAGTGTTCTTACCATTAGTGCTTTAATAAGCACCATAGAATAGATATATAGGGCTAGATTAAAGGTATCCGTTATATCTACTCTATGCTACCTACTAGAGATAGCATCTACCAAAATCACTTATTTTTATAAGCACCATATAGGTAATAAGTTGACTAATGGTAACAACTCTAAAATGTTAAAAGAGTTATATTCATAACCTACTACCTATATGCTACTCACAAAGTAGCACTTATTCTATAATGCAAGTTGATTAACTCTATCTAGTAATTCTTTTGCTTCATCTTTGTTATTGAATATATTTGATACTTTCATACTATTAGTAATTAACCACATTTGTTTTACTTCTATGTCTTTATCTACTAAAGTTAGTTTATCTTCGTCTTTACCAGTTATCTCACTTTTAGGTACTGGTCTTTTTATTTTAGTAGTTTTAAAGTTCATACCTTTGTCTATACTTCCATTAAATAGTAATTGACTATACATTTTATCATCACACTCTTGATATGACATACTACTAATAAGACTTTCCTTTGGTATTAACATATAGTTATTATCATCTTCATATAGTAAATACTTATCATCATATACACTCACGTGTTCTATGAATTTATCTAATTTTGTTTCTATCATTTGAATTCTCCTTTAATGCTTCTTTCAAATTATCATTTATTTCATCTATGCTTAAATATTCATTTGGTATTTTGTTTATCCTTTTAAGATTTCTCCAGTATTTTCTTTCTTCTTTATCCTTAATTGAACTAATATTAATTATTCGGCTCTGCACGATCTTGTATAAAGGCTCACTTTCAGGAATACTACCAACTTTCATATTAAATTCACTTAAAGGTATGTTTAAAAACTCTCCCAATGTCATATCCCTATATCTAGCACAAAAGAAAGCATATATATTCCCTTCATCATAAGGAATACATATTATTGTCTTATTACGTGCTTTTTTAGGGTGTATTTAATTCATCTAGTGGTACATTAGTGAAAGCATTTATTAATTTATTACCAAATTCTTCACTTTGCTTTTCATCTAATATTCCAATATCCATTATTAACTCTGCAATACTCATACCACAGAACTTATTAACTAAATCATCAAACACATTTAAACTTTCTTGTTGAACGTAAGAGTTCTCCATTTCAGTTAAGTTTGAGTTATCCATTATTTTCTTACCATTTATATCTTTTTCTATAACTAAATCTTTTGTAGTAAGTCCTTCTTTTGCTAATTCCATTACCATACGTCTTTTTGCTTTTACATTAATGCTTTGAAGGTCTTTAAGAAGTCCGACGTCCCTTTTAATTAAGAATTCTTTGTCTTTATACTTTAATTTAGTTGTATCTTTATCCACTTCTATAAACTCGTACATACTATCTCCTTTTCTTAAATATATCTTTTATATAATCTATAAATGTCTTTATTACTGCTATCATTACCATTGCAAGTAATAAAGTAGTTGTTATCATTAATTCAGTAAATAATATACCTTTGACTATTTCCACCTTTGCATATACTCCCTTTTGATTAAGATTTTTCCTTTGCTTGTCTTATCTCTTTTATGTTGTTCTTCAAACTCACTTAATAAATACTCCAGGATATCTCTTTGATCCTGTGTAGGCTCTCTTTGTTGTCTGTTAATAAATTCAAATATCTTATTAATTGTTTTATATCTATCATTATCTACGTATTCTATAATATGTAAGTATTGATGACTTGTAGGCATTAATAAAGCACCATTAGTAATTATTTCTTTACCACCGTCACATTTCTTTTGGATATGATGAAATGTTAATTGACTTCTAACTAACTTGTAGTTTAACCAGTCTAAATTACTATAAGGTTTATATATCTTCAACATTTCCTTCGTTATCTGCTTCATAATTACTCATCTTCAATTCTAAATAGTTGTTTCTATCCATAAGTCTTATATTTGCTTCCAATAAACAGTCATACTCTTGTTTTTGTGTTCTATACTTGTTTTTAAGTTGTCTATACTCTTTATCAGTTAATGCTAATTCTTTTCTCAAATTAAATATTGTTTCGTCTTTTGATATTCTCATATTATCTCCTTCATTGGCTTAACGTGATACTGGACTAAAAGTGAGTTAGATAAAATTAAAAAAAAGTTGCATACCCAGAGGAACGGAGGGTATTGTTCTAGTATATAAGTTGTATAAGTAAGAATAAGAATAAAAGTTATAAAAATATTATTTTAGGGTTTATACACGTCCAATACCACATTAAACCAACAAAAAAGAGAAGTATTTACTTCCCTTTCCCAAGAACGAATAAAAAGAATTAATGTTATGTTGGAACACTTCTCTATGTCAGTATTCCACGATATAAATATATCACAAATTAATCGTGTCAAATCGTGTCATTTTCATTTTTCTTAAATCTATTGTATAAAGTTCTGCAGTAATCAGTTCCACGATTAAGTGCTTTATCTATATCTTTCCATTTCCAGTTGCAACTAAATCTTAAGAATACTATTAACCCTATTTCATCATATCTACTCATACGTTCTATTTCTTTATTTAATAATGTCTCGTAATTAAGCAATTCAGTTCTATATTGTATTATCTTTTTATCACACTCTTTGTCTTGGATCATATAATCACAAAATATATCAGTTTTTACATTGTTTATTGAATTGGATACTTCTTTTATATTGCTTGTATGTAATTCAGTCTTTGCATAATTTATCTTTTTCTTATTTAAGTAAAATTCTAATCTATTTTGTAATTGTTCTATATTATTCAATAATTCTTTAAATTCCATTTTTTAATCTCCTATATCAAAGGTATATTCAATTCACTAGCAGTTAAAATTGCTATATCTAATAATTCGGTCATTTCTTTAGTATTCATTTTTGAACTTCCTATATATACTTTATAGACATAACAGTCTTTACCGTTTACTTCTTGCCTTCTTACGAACTTAACCCCCCTAAAATTCTTGCGTAATTCAACTTCTAAATCAGTTGCAGTGATTACATAATCACTCTTTGCGTCTGCTTTTTCTAACAACCCCACATATACGTCAAAATCGTCCATATTCGTTTGTTTTGCTATTAGGTGTATAATCTTCCATAATTTCTTGTTTTGCTCGATACTACGTTTATATTTATATTCTTCAATGGTACATTTATAGACTTTCGTGTTATCCAGGTTTATTATTTCCCCTATTATATCTTTTATAGTCCCTACTATCATCTAAAATGGGAAGTCATCATTTTCATCATCAGTAAATGCTAACTTATCTCCAAAAGTTTTAAATGGATCGTCATCTTCTTTTTTATCAGGTACTACTTTATCAAACTCACTAACGAATATATAAGGATATGTTTTCTTTTCTTTTACATAAAAGTCTAACCAACCTTTTTTAATCTTGATTAATGCTTTATCTTCAAGTTCTACTCCTGTTTTAAATCTAACCATTATACTACCACGTGTATAACTTCCGTCTTGATTTTTCTTTGATAGTCCTAGATTATACCATACCTTATCTTCTTTTTCGTTTCTAAATATCATATAACTTCTTTCGTTTACTTCAAAATTCATTTCTTTATCTCCTTCTTTAATTGTTTTGCTTTTACTCCTGTATAATCAGGATATTTTAATAAATATTTTGTTAAATCTTTTAAACTTTCTAAATTAAATCTTATATTTCCTTTTGGTGTTTCTATTTCTACTTGATACATTATTCTCCTTTTAATATTTCATCATCAAACTTTATTTGTCTTTGACCATTTATTATTCCTATAATGTAATTTATTTCATAATCATCCGTTCCAAACAATTTATGAAGTAATCTTATTGCTATGTCTTGTCTTTCTTTTTTGTCTTTTATGATAGAGTGTAGTCTTTCTATTTCTGCATTTGCTTCCATTAGTTTTTTATCATAATTGATTATTACTTCTTCTAAATGTTTCACTTTTATTCACTTCCTTTATCTAATATTTCTAATAATTCTCCAACATTGTCTTTATCAAATGTATGTGTTAATACTTCACCATCATATCTATCTTGTATATATTCTCTTACTTCTTTTATGATATGATGCAACCACTCGTTTTCGTGTTTTAAATCTACTAAAGCATCTCCAAACTCTGAACCATATTCGTTGTAATTGTATGCTATTATTTTTTCTATTAATTCTTTATTCACTCTTTATTCACTTCCTTTTCCTATGTTCCCAACTAAATGAAGGCAATACTTTATCAAAGTAATCATCTTCCCACATTAAGTTATACATTTTATTAAAAACTTTATTATTACAATAATTTCCTACTGTTTGTCTGCTTATATATAATTCTTTACTTGCTTGTCTTGTACTTCTCCAGGATCTAACTATTTCATTGTCTTTTACTTCAACTACTCTTTTAGACCTGGATATATAACCTGTTCTTTTTCCTAATTCTTCTAAAGACATAATTATTAAGTTTCTATAATAGTTATCAAATTCTAGTTTATTCTTATGATAAATTCTATCTTCAGGAAGTAATTTTCTAATAAAAGCATTGGCTACTAAACGAGAACAAACAAATTCTTTATCTCTTATCTTTACTACATATATATTTCTTTTATGCTTTCTAAAAGGTTTTAAATATCTATAACCGTTTTTAAGATTTTTCTTTCTAAATCTACCGTAATTAGATACTTGATATCTAGTATCGTATTCAATTTGTTTCCAGACTTCCACGTTTACTACTTTCATCAACCTTTACTTCTTTGATTTCTTCACAACTTATTAGGATAAAGTTTATTATTATGATTTCTTTATTTGTTTGATATTTAAGCCTTACATTTTCTTTAAGTTGCTCTACGTCTTGTTCGTTGTCTATCTCTGCAGGTAGTATTATAAAGTCGTAAAACCAGTCATTATCTATCTTACCTACTACATAATACTTATAATTGCTTATTAGTCCCATACTTTACCACCTTTCATATATTTTGGAGTTGGTAGTCCTAGTTCTACCTTTTCTAAAAATTGTTTTACATTTAATCTATATTTTGGTACTTTTAATTTCTTTGTCCTGTTGTAATATACATATTTAACTTCACATTGTGATATATCAACTTCTTCATCTCCATTTTCAACGTATTTATTGTGGCTTATATAAATGATTAAAGCATTATTGATATATTTGTCTGCTATTCCCTTTAATCGTTTAAATTGAGCCTTATTTAAAGTCCTACGAATAAATGCAGTTTCGTTCTTGATTTCTCCTATGACTAGATCCCCGTGTTTGCTTAAATAAACCATATCAATGTCACTTGGTTGCCCGTTGCCTACGTCACACTTTTTGAAGTTCATATATAAACTATGTTGCTTCCAGTTTTTTATCATATTAATTCCTTTCTATCTTGCATTTATTATCATTAAAATTATTAATACCAAAACCCCTGTTAATACTATTAAGTCAAACTTCCTTAATTTCTTCATAATTCATCTTCGGTTAAGAACGGGTTGTCTTTTACCCTTTGTAAATCTTCTCTAAACCTTTCTACTTCCTTTTTTATTTCTTCTACTAATTCTTTGTAGTTATCTAGGTCTATCATATATACATATAATCTATTAGGGTTAAAATTAACGTCAAAGTCTTTTGGTCTTTCGTAGACTGCTAACATACCCTTTTCTTTGTTTTCGTTATACATATAAAACAATAATTGAACTAGATAATACTTATATGTATTTACTCTTTTATGTATTACACTTGTAGTTTTTATCTCCAGGATACTATCATTACACTCACCGTCAGTATGTATTCTTATATCTCCTATGATATGTTTACCTTCTCTATATCTTTTGTTGTATTCTCTGTTAATGTAATCTCTTATGTATCCTTCCATTAAATTTCCATAATCGGTATAATCATTACCTTTAAAATCATCTTCTATAAGTCCTGCTTTTTGTTGTAAGAGTTCCCACCTAGTTTTGAAGTGGGATAAGTTCATTATGATAGGTATATCACTACCACCTATGAACTTATCTCTATCTTCTTTTACACTAGTTTGCATTTAATTCTTCTAACATTGCTTTTGCTTGTTGTTGGGTTGTTCTTACACTTAACTTATGTTCTTTTGCATATTCATTAACGTCTAGTCCTAAATCTTTTACTTTGTTTAATAAAGCAGTCTTATAATCTATCTTTGTATATCCTTCTTCTGCACTTGCTTCTTTATCAGGATCATCTCCAGTAGATATTTTGTATCCTTTCATTATTCCATATTTATCACTATACGTTGTTGCCTTTCCTGGTGCTTTATCCCCTGTATCAATTCCGTCCCCATAGCATTTAATATCTATGTATTCTTCAGGTTTATCTATGTTTACAAATCTATATACTGTTTCAATTCTTAAATATAGACTATTTGTAGTTCCGTATTTACCTTCCTTTGTAAGTACTCCATTATCTATTACTTTTCTTTCGTATGGATAACTATATATTCTATATTTGCTTTCTAAAGGCTTTACTGCGTCTAGTATGTCCCTTTCACTTACTGCCTTATAACTATTCTTTTCGTTTATTTCTACTTTTAAGTTCTTTGCTACTGTTCCTATTTCATTTGTTATTAAACTCATTTTTTCATATATATTTAATTCTTTTATTTCTTCTAATTTCATTATTTCTTCTTTCCTTTCTTTTTACTTTTTAATTCTTCTTCTAGTTCTAATATCCTGTTGTCTCTTTGTTTTATTTCTTTGATTAACTTATTGTATTTAGTTATTAATCTATCGTATTCATCTTCTAGTATTTCTTTGTCTAACTCTAATGTATTTATCTTTTGTCTTAATCTTTGATTTCCTATTAGTTCTTTAAACATATTTACACCCCATACAATGAATAGTTGCTTCTTCTTTCCCAGTTGTCGTTTCTATCATCTATTACTGCTTCTAATTCTTCTTCTTTCTTTTTGTATTCATAAACCATATCAGTTAATGCCATTATTAAGTCGTCTCTATTCATATCTTCTGTATAGTTAGTTCTAGTTATTTCACTTATCTCTTTAAATAATTCTTTATCGTTCATATTAATTCCTTTCTTTTTAAACTATTCAATAGTCTATATTTGAATTCGTCTTGTTTATCTAAAAATACATAATTACCACAGTGCCTACATAATGTTCTTTTATTCTTTGTTAAGATCGTCACTGTATGTCCACACTTACAATATCTTCTATAAGGTGCTTTTGCTTCATATATTGTTTCTATGTTATTTATCTTTCTCATATCTTGTCACCAAACTTTTCTAATAATGTTTCGTAATCGTAAATATCTAAATCTGCATAAGCAACATACCTGTCATATTCTCTATAAAACACCCTTTGTAGTGTTGTTATTAATAAACATTTATTGTAGTGCCTTTCATATTCAGGTAGTGTCATAAATCTTTTACATAAATTACAACTACATAAACCACTTCTTTTACTATCTTTAACTTCAATAGTGTCTATGTAATTTGTAATGTATTGTAGTCTAGGTGGATAAGTAGAATTGTTTTGTAAGTGTTTTTCAAATTGCTTATAAACGTCTATTTCATCATAGTGTCTTAATTTCTCTTTCCACTCTTTTAACGCTTCATCATCTAAATTAAATTCTTGATAGTATGATTTTATTTTTGCTATAAACTTAAATATTTGTGTATCCGTCATTTCTTCTCCTTTTCTTCGTTCTTGGCTTCTTCTTGTAATCTTTTTAATTTTTCGCTAAAGGTTTCAGTCTTTTTTACTTTGGTTTGTTTTTGTTGTTTAAAGGTTTCACTTTCTTTTTCAAAATCGACTATTGTTTTAATACCTTTTAACTTTGTGCTTGTTATTACTCTATCTATGTATTTAATGTTGTATTTTTGATTAAGAATACATTGTTTAATAATATATCTAGTTAGATCGTTATCTTCCCAAGTTCCTACTAACTCTATTTCAATACTATTAAGCGTTCTACCTATGTTGTTTTCAATTAACTCAAACAGAGTTTCTTTATAAGAATAAGAATAATTATTATCTTCTATATTATCTTCTATATTATTATGACAACTTTGTTGATACCCCCTATCAACTTTGTTTACACCCCCTATCAACTTTGTTGATACCCCTGTCAACTCTGTTGCTTGATATTCAGGTTGTGTAATTCTATACTTGCAATACTTTATATTGTTTTTGTATTCTTCGTCTTTTTCTATTAGTCCTTTATCTAAAAGTTTCTTTAATGCTTTATCAACTCCATATCTAGTTGAATTGCACCAGGTTGCCAGGTATTGTCTTGATCCTGTGTAATATTGGTTTTCAGTTTGTGAGAAGCCATATATAATTGCATAGATTAGTAGTTCATTTCCTTTTAGTTTCAACTCTTTAGACATAAAACTTTGAATTGTTATATAATTTCCTTCTTTTAGTTCCATTTAAAAAACCCCGTCTTTCTCTTTAGACGAAGTTATTGCTTTTTACATACATAATATGATATATTAAATATGCTTAAGTTTTTACTTAAGTAGCCTTTTATGAAACTTCGTTCTAAAGGTTTTGTGGATAGTGTAAACTTTTGCAGAGATGACACTATTCACTTTTTTTATTTGTCTGTCTTTACTAAATATCTAATATAACTGCTTACGTCCAAGCCTTTTTCTTGTGCTTTTCTTACGAATTCTTCGTATTCTTCTTGGGAAAGCCTAATATTGATATTTTTAGTACGTTTAACACGTTGGTTGTTTATATTGATAATATCACTTCTCCTTTCTATATCTCAATGATATATCAAAAGAATTACATTGTCAATACATTATTTTATTTTTATTTGTAAATAGTTTTTAAATCTCTTTAACTTACACTAATAAATTGTTTATAATAAAGTTGCACTAGTTATTTAATAAGATTTTTGCAATATGTTTCAGTATTTCCACGTTGGATACAAATATCGTGTGCTTCTTGGTCTTGTTTACTTGCTAGTGCTAATACTGAAACACCGATAATAACTAAAACTACAACAACAAACCCAGTTATTATTTGGTGTTTTTTATTTTGCTTAATTTCTTCTCTTCTTTGTTGAATTCTTTCTTCTAACTCCCTTTTTTGTGCTTTCTTGCAATTTTCATTAATTGCTTTCATCATTTTTTCAGTTTCTTTTCTATCGTTTTCTCTTTCTTTCTTTAATAATTCTTTTTTTAATTCGTCTTTCATCTTTTTATTCTCCTTTTATTAATTCTTTTAAAATATCATTTGTTATCATTAACTTTTTTTCACTAGGTATAAATATATTTTTTTCTTTCATAAGTTCTTTCCCACGTTTAAGTAGTTTTCTTACTTCATTATCTGTTAAACCTAGATTCATTTGTTTAACGTCCTTAAATGTTAAATAGTAATTCTTCATAGTCCCCATATTACGATACTTCTTATTCAAAAAAAATATCTTCATAACTACACTTTAGAAACTTACATATTGCATTTGCTTCTTCTACTGTAAAATAGTTGCTTATTTCTTTTCTGGAATAACTTTGCTTTGATATTCCTAGTATTTTTGCAAGTTCTATTTGTGCTATGCTATGTGCTATACGATATTCTTTTAATTTTGACATATCCTTACTCCTTTCCGTCCCACTATTTTGGTACTTTCATTTTAAATATAAACCACTTACTAAACAAAGTCAACATTTTTTGGGACTTTATGTAAAAATATGGTATAATAGTGTAAACAAGAAATTGAAAAAAGGGTGCTATTATGAAAAAGTATGTAGATGATGACTTTAATGAAGTTGTAGGACTAGTGTTAAGAGAAAAAAGAATACAAAAAGGTTATTCACTTTCTCAACTTGGAGAAAAGGTAGGAAGTACTAAACAAAACTTACAGAGATATGAAAGAGCATTAATAAGGCTTAAAGTTGATATGTTTAATAAGATATGTAAAGAGTTAGAACTTTCTCCTAATGAAATATTAGATGAAATTAACTTAAAATGTATTCAAAGAAATAAAGTCAATTAACACCACAGGGGGGTTATATGGTTTATAAGAGTAATGAAAAAACAAAGGACGGACGTTGTTATTTTTTTCGTGTCAAACATAAAGATATATTCGGTAGAACTATAGACTACCATAGTAAGAAATATCTTACTCGTAAAGAAGCAGTTGATGAAGAACTTAAATATAAATTAAAAGTATCCAGTTATAAAACAAATAATAATGATCCTACTTTTTATCAAATATATTTAGAATATAAAGACTATAGAAGTAAGACTGTTAAACCACAAACCATTATTAAATATGATTACTATTATAGATATTTAAGTTCACTAGATAATAAAAAAGTGAATTCTTTTAATTATGATATGTTTAAAAAACTAAACTATTACCTGGATAGTCAAAAGGTACAAAATGAATATAAAAACAAAATAATATCATTATTAAAAAACCTAATCATTTACTCTAATAAAATATATAACACTTCATTAGAAACAATTAAGTTCTTTTCTACATATAAAGGACACCATATAAAAAAAGAAATGCTATTTTATACTTTAAATGAATACAAAAAGTATCGTAGTGTGATTAAAAATGACACACACCGAGCATTTTTTGATACTTTATATTTTTTAGGACTTCGTAAGGGAGAAGCACAGGCACTAAATTTCAAAGATATTAAAGGAAGGTCTATTTATATTACCAAAACCTTAACAACGAAAATTAAGGGGTTAGAATACTCCATAAGCACTACTAAAACAACTTCTAGTGTAAGAGAATTACCTATACCCGATTTTTTATACCAAGAATACCTAGAATTATATAAAAAAGCAAAACACTATAGTGATTATAGTGATGACTGGTTTATATTTGGAAACACAGTTCCGTTTAAGGACACTACAATAGATAAATACAACAGGAAGTATTCTGCACTATCTAATCAAAAAAGGATAAGGATACACGATTTTAGACACTCCTGTGCTAGTTATTTACTACAAAGTGGTGCTAGTATTACTTTAGTATCAAAATATCTAGGACACTCAAAAGTATCTACTACACTTAATATTTACTCACACTTCTATCAAAATGAACTTGATGATATAATAAAAAATATGAATAAGTGTATCTAAAAGTGTATCTAAAAGTGTATCTAAAAATCTATATAAAATAAAAAACCCTTATTCTATAAGGGTTTTAATATCAACTGGTGTCCCGTGGGAGTAGAACTTTTACATTTCATTTTGTTTAATTTTGTTGATATATAAGGGTTTTTAGTAGTATCTATTATGTTGTTTTTAGGCTTATTTCAGTTAAAAGTGTATCTAAAGTGTATCTAAAATTGGAGTGTTTATGAAAAGATTTTCTATTATTTATCCTTTATTAAATAATTGTTGCATTTGTGGAAAGAAAGCAGAGATTAACGAAGTCTTTGAAGGTGCTTATCGTCAAAGGTCTATTAAATATGGTATGTGTATTCCTTTATGTAATCGTCATCATAGACTATTTCATAATAATAATTCATTTAATTTAGAAATAAAAAAAGAGTTCCAGGATAAGTTCCTAGAAACTCATACATTAGATGATTTTATCAGGTTGTTTGGAAAAGACTATTTTAAGTAGTCTTTTTTTAATATTCTTTAAACTTTAAACCACGGGTATTAATTATCTTTTTAGTCCATTTCTTATCTATAAAGAATATATTTTCAGGATATTTACCATTACCATTACATACATACTTACCGTTGTCATTAGGAATAGATTTATTTGCATATCCTACACCACAAGCAAAATGTATATGATTACCAGTACAATGATTATCCTTACCTTCAGTACAAATTATATCTCCCTGTTTAAACTTTTTACCTACTTTTAGTCCATATTTTTTTACATTAGCATAAGGGAAGTGTACGCACTTAAAATATATTTGTGTCACTCCATACTTTACAGTTTGCACTTTCTCTGTTGATACTAATATCATTTTATTAGTCCAATTAAGATTATTCTTTGCTTGGATCATTGTTATTCTACAGTCACAGGGTGCATATATATAATCTCTACCACTATCCATACCACAAATATCTATAGGATATTCTTTTTTACCTTTACCTGCATTTCTCCAATAAGGTATATGGTTGCCTTGTTTATAACTTTGGCTTATATTTACCCATTTCATAGGAAATCTTGCTTTTTGCATTATTCTTCTTCACTTCCTATCCACTCATCAGGAATTACTTCATCTTGCTTTGCTATATATTTACTATTAGAGATACCTAATATAGTTCCTAGCATTGTTATAAATGCAGTCCCTATAGTTAGTACTATTTCAGTATATTTAAAGTCTAGTGTTGACATAACAACACCTATAAAGGTTAATATTGCAGGAAGTATTACTTGAACTAACCTTTTCAAAAAATCATAAGTTTCATTTTTCATATAATCATCTCCAAACTAAAACTTTATTTGTTAAATCACTTCTTTTTCTTACTAGGCAATAAATTAATTTTGTAAACTAATTGACTTACTAAACCATTACCACCTAGGCTTGAATAACTTTTATATAAATCATTTAATACTTGTTTGCTATCATCATTACAGTATCCGTTTTCTAAATATTCTTCACACTTTTCA